CAGTACTCCGTGGTGGAGAAGGCCGTATCGCTCAGGGTGCTGGTGATATTGTCAGTGGTCAGGTTGATGATGCCCTCATGATCGGCAGCGCAGTTGGGCAACACAGCCTTGAAGGTCTTGTGGTCTTTCTCCCTCATCTCCTTGATCCAGGCCGACACCATGGTTTTCTCATCATCGGTCAGGGCTGGGATGGTGAGGTAGTTCCACTTCAGGCTGCGCAGCTTCTTTAGGGCGGGGGCCAGGCTCTCCACAGTGGTGGGAACCTTCAGGATAATAACCTTGTACGGCCCACCCTCGTAGATCAGCTTCAGGTACTCGTAGTTGCGCTTGCTGAAGGCAGAGAAGTCCACATCCAGGATGCTGTTGTAAACGCCGAAGGATTTACCACCCTCGGTGTCATCCTTCAGGATAACAGCCACGATACCACGCTCACTGCGCTTGATGGCGGTCAGGCCCTTGGTTTTGAACATAATGTTGATTTCAGGCAAACCCATAAAATCACGCTCCTTTGCTTGTGTTGATGGTGGTTTCCAGTTCTTCCATAACGGGCGGCTGCGGCGGCAGTTCCACGCTGTCCCGGAAGGCCAAGGTAAAGGTACAATGAAGCACCCTGTCCACGACCTTAAAGGTCAGATCCTGTACGGTGATGGCCCTGGCCTCGCCGCCGTCCTCAAAACGGAACACCGGGCGCAAGGTGCTATCTAACTCCTGGGTCATAGCCAGGTATCCGTCATTACTCTCGGATTTGGTGTGGAGGGCTGCGTCCACCAACACCCGGCGGTCGGTGTGATAGGGGCCGACCGTGGTGTTTCCTGTGGGGATGATGTCCAAAAAAATATAGTCCTCCAGATCCGGCTCCGGCTCCTCATTCTGCGTCTTGGCGATGTCCTCACAAAACACATCAAACGTCGGGTAAAGCCCTTTAAAAAGGGTTATTAAACTGGATTTGATGGACGTATAGATCGTGGTGGCCATGTAATCCCCCCTTATAGGTCATGTGTGCTGATGAAGTTATTGAGCCATTCCTGAAGGTAGGTGGGCAGTTGCTCGGCTATATCAGACAGGGCAATCTCCATCATGTGAACGCCCTTTACAAAGCCTTTCCCGCCCCGAGTGCGGTGGCCGTATTCTACAGGCTCCGCATAGTCCACATTGGTGTAGACCTCGATGTAATACTCATCGCCAATCTTTTTGATCTTGCCGACCTTCCAGCTGTCCTGAAGGCGGCCTGTCTTATGTGGGGTTTTCTCTTTGACCCGTGCCTGTAGTTCATAGGCGATCTGGATCACCAGCGCCTCGAACTCTCGTGGGAACTCCTGCTCGATCATCTGCGCCAGCTGCTGCTCCAGCGCATCCAAACCTTCAAAGGAGTAATCTGTGCCGCTCATGCAGTCGATTTCGCCAGCTTCAAGGGGATATTGTTGTGGGAAGGCTGTTGATCCGCAACTCCAGCCAGGGCAATTGTCTGTTTGCCCTTGGGATTTGTTTTCCCCAGCCTGATCACCCGAACCGTGTCCCCTGGCTGAATGTCGATTTCCGGGCGCACAAACAGGCGGTAGTCCGTATCCGTTTTTACCACCGTCTGTGTCTTGGTTGGCTTGCCTCCCGTGGGGCTGGAAAGGGCGCAGGGTATATTCTCATACACCACTACGCCCTCCAGCCCTTTTTGAAATTGGCTCTCGCCTGATGGCAGCACAACTTTCCCCGGACGATATACCGTGCAGGTATCATCATAGGTCAAAGCAAGGATGTCAGCTTCCGTCATGTAGGACAATCCTTCGGCAACTTCATTCTCTTAAAAGGGATCAGCTGGCTTTCGTAGTTCTTCACGAAAGCCACCGTTTCCTTCAAGGCAGCAGTTTTGTCCCGGTAACTAATGCTGGTATCTCCACGGGTAATACTGGCCACATCGTTCTCTGTGGGGGCCACCTGGTCGGCTCGGAGCATATCCTCCACGATTTGAGCAGCCACATCTTCCAGCGGCTCCGGGAAGTCCTCCCGGTTGCAAAACACCTTGATGCGGCTGATTGCCCGCTTTACATACCGTTTGATGGTGGGCAGCTGTTCATCGGACAGCTTCAGATCACTCTGCGCTGTCGCTGCCACCCGATTGATCAGAGCCTCCATTCTGGCCCTCCTTGTCCTTGCCCCTGTTCTTGGGGGGCTGCTTCCCCTTGGACGCTGCTTTCTGCTTGGGGGGCTTCTCCGGCTCAGGGGGATCCTCCTGCTCGGCAGGATCCTCCTGCTCGGCAGGATCCTCCTGCTTGGCGGGATCCTCCTGCTTGGCGGGATCCTCCTGCTTGGCGGGATCCTCCTGCTTGGCGGGATCCTCCTGCTTGGGGGGATCTTCCGGCTTGGGGGGATCTTCCGGCTGGAGATCTCCACACTGACGGACGAAGCCCTGGGCCTCCAGCTTGGCGGCCTTTTCCTCGGTGTCCACCTGGCGCACCACATTCAGCCTTTTAAGGGTAATCATCATGCACCCTCCTAATTGCCCTGGGGCTTCTCGCCCTGGATATTGACCAGGAGCGTGGGCAGCTTGTTCTCCAGCACCCACAGATCGTGGTACTTGCGGTAGTCCACAGCCCAGGCCCGCTTCTTCTGATAGGTCTCCGGGTCGAAGATACGCACCTTGTCCGTGCGGGACACGGCGATGGGAAGGCTGCGGGGACAGATGATCCAGTTCATGTCCTGGGCATCAGCAGCGGGAGCAAAGCCGCCCTTGGTCTGCCCCTCGGTCTTGCCGTCGTTGAACTGGTAGGCGGTTTTCATGCGCCCGGAGCCCACCCGGATGATGGGGTGCTGCCCATTCAGGGACTTCACCTTCAGCATGATGTCACCCTGCTTGAAGTCCGTCACACCCAGGCTCTTGGCGATGTTGGCGTTCATGTCGAACAGCGCCGCCACCCGGGTGGACATGGTGATGATCAGCGGGGTGTCATCGCCCACCACATCCTGGACAGTGGCAATGTCATCATAAAGCTTCTTCAGGATGGTGCCCTCGGCGGGGGTGTAGCCCCACTTGGCCCGATCCTTGGCGATGGCCAGGGCCGCCAGGGTACTGTAACGGTAAGCGTCGATCTCAGGAATGACCTTGGTGCGCTGGAACTCACCCATGACGCTGGAGGCAGTCACCACGAAGTTGGTGTCGTTCACCTCATGCTCATCGAACGTGAACTGGCGGCCACGATCCATGGTCATCCGCTTGGTCTCCCAGCTCAGATCGACGCTGCCCTCCACAAACCCGATCTGAGGGTCATAGTCGGCCAGGCCGTCCATGTCCATCTTGGGGATCTTCACCTCGGCACCGCCAGTGTACTTCACCAGCTTGTCGTTCAGCTCCATCCAGCCGCTGGTGGCCTGCTCCACGGCAGCCTTGTCCAACTCGGACTGGAAAACACTCGCATACTGCAGATTGTTCGCCATATTAGTTCAAACCTCCTCTGATATTCTTGGCGATCTGGTCTTTCAGGGCGTTCTCGGTCGTGGCCGCCCCGCCCAGGCCCTCCGGGGTCTTACCACGCAGCCGATCCTTCACGGCGGCCTCCAGGCTGGCCTTGAAGGTACCCTGGACGCTTGCCAGGCTCTTCTTCATGCTCTCCTCATCGGTGTAGATCAGCAGGTCGGCCAGGCTCGTGGGGAAGCCCTCTTTCTCCAGCTGGGCCAGGGCGGTGTCCCTCAGATCACGCTTGCGCAGCTGGGCCTCCAGATCAGACAGCCGCTTGTCCTTGGCCTCATCCTCGGCCTTGGCCCGCTCCTCCGGGGACAGCTTAGCCAGGCGTTCCTTTTCCTCCTGCTCGGCGGCCCAGGCGGCCTTTTCCGCCTTCAGCCTCTCCTGAAGGTCGGCCTCGGTGTAGGTCTTGGCCTCCGGCTCCTGCTTGGGCGTTTCGCCGCCCGGAGCGCCGTCCTTCTCAGCCGGTGTGTCGTTCTTCCCGCCAAACAGGGAGTCCATGAACCGCTGGAAAGCAGTCCGCTGCTCGGCGGTGGGGGGCGTGACCACCTCCGGGGTGACCTGCGCTCCACCCGCAGGGGCGGGGGCCGGGTCAGTCACGGTCGGGGTGGTCAGGGTGTTCAGATCTTCTGCCATTGAAATGTCCTCCTTTTTATTCTTGAAATTGCATAATTAAAACGCCGCTTGAAAGGCGTTTAAATTATCGGGGTAAGTGTCAGCTGGCATATTTCTTCTGCCATTCCTGGAACCTGATGTTGTCCTGCAGGGGGGTGGCCTTGATTTCCCGGTTGAACATGGACTTGTCAAACTCCGCCACTACAATGCAGAGACAGTTCGGATGGATAGGGGGGTAATTTACCCCCGCCACCGCATCCTCCACATTGAACACACGGCCATTCAGCTCGCCGCAGATACAGCTGCCGCTTTCGGTACCTCCAATAAAGCGGTATTTCTTGATACCGTTCTCTTTGTAGCCCATCAGTTCCCCCTGGTTGGCGAAATATTTACACTCCGTGCGTACCAGGCGCTCGGCATTATAGCGGCCTTTGTCCATCACGTCATCGACGGCCTTGGCCATTTTCTGGACACTGGAACCCTGGATGAAGCCCAAGGTGATCTCCCTCTTGGCCAGGGCTGACAAATGGTCACAGGCCCCCCATACCGCCTCGGAGAAAGTTTTCTCGCTCCAGGGATGATGCAACACCTGATCCAGCAGCCGCTTGTCGATCTTGGCGACATTGAACCCGAAGCCGATACCCTTCTGGATCGTAAAGCAGCTTTCATAGTAATTTACCTTCAGCATATCGCCCAGCAGATCCTCCAGCTTGGTCTCGCTGGCTCCGGCCAGGTCGATCATGTTCTGGTAGATGTTAGCCAGCAGCTGCTCCTTACGGCTGATGCGGCCCTTCATGGCCAGGGTGTTCAACTCCAGAAGGGCCTTGCTGTCCCTGGCTGCGCCTGACGCATCGGCAATATACTCCTGAATGGATTTGCGCCAGGTGCTATACTCCCGGCCTGATAACAGTCGGGAGGCTTCCGCATACGTCAACTCGTTATCCTTGGCGAAACGGGCAAATATAGCGTTGATCTCTTTCTCCACATTGAAGGCCGCTTCATCATAGAGAAATATCAGATCCCTCACGGCTTCATCGGTGCGCTGGGTGTTCTTCAGCACCCGCTCCTTTGCGTCCTCGATCCACTGGTTTCGGCTCCAGATGCTCATGCCCCCTCACCGCCTTCTTGGGGCGGGGGGGCCTCGGCCTGGGGCAGTTGCTCCAGCGCCTGAGCCTCCTGGATAGCTTTCACCAAAGCGTCGTAGCTGCCGAAACCCGCCACATCGCTCTGCCGCTCTTCCTCCAGCTTGGCCAGTTCGTCCTGCACATTCTCGATGGTGGGGATCATCTTCAGCCGGGTTTCCCTCGACAGGTCAGAGGATAGCATGGTAACGATCTGCGCAGTCTCCAGCAGGTTCTGAGGCTTATTGCGCCGGAACTGGATGTCAATGTCCCGGTAATCAAAATGCCCACCCTGGATATTGAGCATGGTGGTGATCAGTTCGATGCGCCGCTGCAGCGCCCGTTTGAACTTGCGCTCCTTGATGGCACAGATCTGCTCCAGGCCCCACAGTTTATAGGACACCGCCACGCCGGAGAGGTTCCCGCCGAAGTTCTCGTCATTCAGGTTGGGGACGCTGGAAAACAGGTGCATATCCTCCCGAAGTCGCTTTTTATAGTTCTCCAGGGCTGCATCGGACACTTCCTTGATCAGCCACTGGATGTCACCACCATCCTCCAGGATGATGGCCCCCTTCTCCTTCATCTCGGCGATGTCCTGGGAACTCACATCACCCATCTTCAGCACCTTCAGCAGCGCCTCATCGTTGTACTGGAAGAAGTTGGCCGTGTTGCTCTGTACCCGGTTGTATGCGTCGATAATGCTGATGACTCCCTCAAAGTCACCGATCCGCTCCTCATTGTTGATGTACTCCACAAAGGGAACGTCCCCCCAAAAATGCTCCTGGATGTCCACCAGATCAAGAGGGCCGCCGTTGAAGCTGACAAAGTACCAGCACTCGGTAGCCGTCCAGAACTCCACCTTCTTGATGGGGTGGCCGTCCTTGTCCCTGGAATAGATGAAACGAAGCGCAGCCATCGGGCTGCTGTAGCCCGTTTCATAGATCATAATGCAGTTGGCGGGGGCCACCTTCACGAAACGCACCTGTGCGTCTTCATCCATATACAGCATTTCAAAACAGTTCCCGTCAATGCTGCAGGTCTTGGCCACCTCCATGTTTTCGTCCTGCTCATCGTTATAGTCGAAGATGTCCTGCAGGGCTTGCATAAAAGCGTCATCCTGGCTGGAGTAGATCACGGGCTGACCGATAAAATAGCCCACGGCGGTGTCGGTGATATACTTGGCCATGTTGTTGATGATTTTATTGTTCGGGGCGGTGCTGTCCTTTTTCGACGCCTGAAGGATCGCATGGTCACCCACATAGTAGCCTTCCAACTGGCCGAACTTGGTGCCGCCCTCGTTTTCCTCAATGATCTTCTTGATGTCAGCTTCTGTTAGTGCGTCCAGGGAAGAACGCTCCATGTACAGCACAGGCACTCAGGCCACCTCCTATAATCCCAGCTTGGCACGGTCAATGATGCGGAACCGCTTTGTTTTCTTGGCAATCGTGCGTGCGCCCTCCAGCGCATCGGGGCCGTCATCATGCGCCCCCATCGGGAAATGATAAAGCTGCTCCAGCAGCCGCTTATGCTTGGGGTTGAACTTGATATACTTATTTTTGATGTCCGGCTGCAGGGTCTGGATACGCAGCACCTTGTCGCTGGTCTGCTGCACCTCCTCAATAGGCAGATACAGCCCCACCCGTGCGCTGGCCTTGGCCAGTTCTTCCTTCAGGAACCACTGGAACTGGTTGACCTCTGCCCCCAGCTTCTTATAGCCACGCCCGAAGGTGGCCCGGAGCCACTTCTCCTTTTCCAGTACATCGGTGATGATCCTGTCCGGGTGCCGCCGCTCAATATCCGCATCGACCACATACATATAGCCGCTGGTCTTGTGCTTGGCCAGGGTGATGATTGCGGAGAAGTCACTCTTTTTGGTCTTACCCAGGGAGGGATCGACAAACCCAAAAAACTGGAACGCCTGGTCACGGAAGTTAATCTCGGCTTCATTGTAAAAGTCAAACCACTCCTGGACAAAGATGCAATCATCGGGGTTGATAGGCTCGTTCTGCATTTCGGAATTAAAAGCGCTCTCACCCTCGGAGACTCGCATCACCATCAGGTCGTAATAGGACAGCTTTTCCTCCCATAACACCTGGGTGCCTTCCAACATGGCGGCCCGGTGATCCTGAAAGAAGGCCAGGGCCTCACGCTCCCGGTCATCGTTCTCCAGGTCGATATAAATGTTCTCCCACCGCTGCCAGAGGTCATCAGCGGAGGAAAAGGAGATCACCGCCTGATATTTGATTGCCCGGTATGCGGGGTTCTTCAGCGTGTTAGCCAGAAGGCTGTCATAATGGAGCAGAGTGCCGATATACACAATATCTGTGTAATCATCACCCGCCTTGGAGACCGCCTTCTTGAACCAGCCATCCAGCTTGGCCCGCTGCTCCGGGGTTCGCACATTCTCATCATTTTCCACATCGTCCAGGATCAGCAGGTCAGGCCGCCAGTTTCGGTGCTTCCGACCACGGATTTTCTTACCGCTGCCTATGGCCTCAATCTTGATGTTGGTCTTGGTCACCAGCACATTGGAACGCCACACGCCGCCAGCGAGATCTCCGAAGTCCTCTCTGATGGCTTGGTTTTCTTCAAACTCCACCCTGATGTTGTCCAGGAAGCCCTCGGCCTGGTCGCTGCTGTCCGATATGATGATGGGATAATGCTTGTATTGGTAGAGGGTCGAGTGCATCGTCCCCTTGAAGGTCAGGTTGGTACTCTTGGCGTGGCCACGGGGCGCAGCTACCACCCGGCGCACTCCCGGCAGACGGCTGATCGCTTTTGCGTCAGCGGGGGTCAGCGGAAAGCGCCCCTTCAGAACACCTTGCTGCCAGATGCCATCCAACTCCCGGTGAAACTCCGGGGATGGGCGGCTGAAGTAGTGCGGGAAGTAGGCACGGCCAAAGAACTCCAGGTCAATGGCTCCCAGCTTCTTCCGTATGCCATGTTCCCCGGTCAGAGGGAGGCCCGCCTCGAAGTCCCGGCGCAGCTGTACACGCTCTGGGCTGTCATCCCGGTTTAGAAACCCTTTTAAGAGATTTTGAAGGGCTTTTAAATCGGTGCCATCCTCGTTGTATTTTTTGGCCTCTGCTTCGGCCATCGCACCAACCAGGGCGGCAATACTCTGTTTTTTTCGATGTCCCACGATGGCCTCACCTCCTTCGGATTTCACCCAGGGGCCATAGGAGGCCCACAGCGCCGTTTTTCTTCCTGTCCGGGAAATTGCACCCCTCGCCTCGTTGTGGCCGTTTTAAACGGGTCTGCTGGCGTTTTAAACGGGGTTGAGGGTAAAAGGAAAGAACCGGGGAGCAAAATCACGGGCCGGATGGGTGAGCTTCGCCATCCGGCCCCGTATTTCAGCCCGGTTCTTACTCCATATATCCACCGATCACGGCGGGGAGGGACGTATCAACCTCCGGGCTGCTCCTGGTTTCCTGTCTGTGCCTTTTAAGTCTTAAACGCTACCCACGACCTCCACGGAAAGCTGGATGGTTCTCGGCTCCCCGCAAAGGGTGATCTCTACCTTGGCTCTGCGGCTCCGCTTGTCGTACTGGATGGTGCGGGTGGCAAAGTTGGAGAGAACCCCCTCCACGATCTTCAGGCTGCCATCCGGCAGTTCCCGCACCCTGGTGGGCTGGAGCGGCTGGCCGTCAATGCCAGCCAGCGCCTTGATCCATTCAGCCTCCAGATAGGTCAGCTGAGATGGGGCCAGCCCGGATGCGCCGAGGAAACGGATCACGGCAGGGATCTCCTTCACCCGGTAGTAATTTTCAGCGGTGTACTCCAGGTTCACGAACACATAGCCGGGAAACAGGGTGTACTCCTTATGCGTCCAGCCGCCGCCCTTGCGGATCAGCCGGTTCTCCATCGGCACCAGGGCCAGGATGTCCATCTTCTGAAGTTCACCCCGGACAGTTGCTTCTTGCCCGGTGCTTACCTGCAGCACATACCACATAAATCACAAACCCTCCCGTTTCTTGGCGTTTAGGAACTCGTTGACCTGCTTGTAAAGGTCGGGGCGCTCTTTTGCCATAGCCTCGAACACCAGGCTCTTGACTGCCTCCAGGCCAGTTTCGGTGGTGTCCTGGTTCTGGATCTCCACCCGCTTTTTATAGGCGGCAGCACGCACCAGTGCGTTGGCCTCCCGCAGCATCTTGTCGATGCTTACGCCCTGCCAATCCTCCTCAGTGGAGTTGGCCAGTGCGTTCAGAAGGTTCTGGCTGGTCAGCCGGATGATGGCCTCAGTGGTGTCCAGGTCGGGGTATCTGTCCAGTTCATCCATCATGCGCCGGAAGTTCTCCTGTGCCACCGCCAGCATTTGCACGTTGGCCTGGTAAGCCTGGGCATAACGGCAAACGCTGGCCACGGAAATACCCACGCCGTTCTCGCCCAGGAAGTCCACAATTTCAGAGTAGGTCGAGCCGGAAAGGAGCATCTGCTCCACGGTGTCCTTCAGGGCGGGATCGAGAGCATCTATTTTACTGTGCTTTCGGTTGCCCGCTTTCTTGGCCATCGTTTACACCTCGATCATTTCGTCTTTGATGCCCCCGGCCAGGAGCCGGATGCCCTTACCCGCCAGCTTCGCCTCCAGCGCAGTGTAATCGCTGTCGGCGAGGGAAGCCTCCTCCTTGGAGGAAATGCGCCGCAGGTGGATGTAACCCTCCTCGGCCAGAAAGTTCACGCTGTCCAGAAACTCATCCTCAGCGATGCCATCATCCTCCAGGACGTTCTGAACGCCGGACAGCTTGTTATACTTGAAGCGCAGGATATTCACGGTGCGCAGCACTTTTCCGTTATTGCGGATGAAGTTACCAGCCCGGAGAGCGCTCATGTCAATGTTGCTCACTTCGGTTTATCCCCTTTCATTTCCAGAAGAATGTCCATGATGCGGTCAAGTTTTCGGTCGGTCTTTCCCTGCTCCCTGAAAAAGTCCTCCTTGGTGATATAGTCCTCTTTGATCTGCTTAATATCGCTACGGCACTCATCCAGGTCTTTGCGGTGTTCCGAGCGTGGGGTATAGTCCGCCCGGATCTGCTTGATGTCGGCTTGCAGGGCTTGGATAACTTTCTCGTAGTCCTCCTTTTTCACCGAGGTTTCTCCGACCTTCTTCTGTGCATCCTCCATTTTGTCAATGCGCCCAAACACAGAACGCTTCAGAAGATAGACCAGCCCCCCGGTTACAAACCCCAGGAGGAGAACGGCAAGCCACCAGGTCGCAGCGTCAAAAGTCATAGCAAAAACCTCCGCAAAAAAAGAAGGTACGATTGGTTATGCCAATCATACCTTCAAACCGGGCAAGCCATCAAATAAAGCCCTTTAGTATTTTGTTTTACTGGAAACCGCTGCATTCCAACAGCCCATCCAGGCCGAGAGACATCTGCCCATCCAACGGGCTGGATCGAATTTGCTTCACCTTATCAGCTACGATACTCCGAATTGAAACTTCTGTCAAACCGTATTTCACAGCCAGATCCCGGAAGTTGTACCCGGTAAACTCGGCCCGGATCTTATCGTTACGTTCCATACGTTCCAGGCGGTCAGCCTTGGGGATATAGATACTTACGCCGCCATATTCAGCCATCAGCTTCTTGTAGTTCTCCAGGCCGATCAGTTCGGCCACCTCTTGCTGCTCCTGGTCTAAATCCTCCAGGCGGACATTCTCCAATGCGCTCACTCTGGATCACCTCCTGGCGGCTGCTTCTTCACATTGGACACATATTTCTTCAAAACCTCGATCAGCTTGTTGCAAGCCTGAAAGTCGAGCCATACAAACGGTTGCTGGGGGCCAGCGTCCACCTTCAGTTCCTTTTTGATGATCCCGCACAGCCGCTCCCCCAGGGAGGCCGTGCTGGGCGCTGTGTCCCGTTCCTGCAGCTGGTACATCAACGCCCACACCTTGCGCTGCTGGCCCTCTGTGGCCCCTCCAGGGCGCTCAGTGTGCGTCTTGGGCTTGTGCCGGGGGAGAGGGGCCGCTCCCTGCCTCTGCTGCAGGTCGGTGATGACCGCCTGGGCCTCAGCATAGGTCAGGGCCTTCACGGAGTCCTTCCCAGTGAGGGAGGCCACCAGAGTATGCAGGTTGTCATCCTGGTTCCCACGCTCTACGATGCCCAGCGCATTGCCAATGGCGTAGATCTTCCTGATCTGCTGTTTGTCGATGGCGGCCATACTGCCCCTCCTTTCCCGCAGGTCACACCTCCGGCTTCTCTGCCTCGATGCCGACCTTGATGCTTTCCTCGACGATGACGGCGGCCCGGATAATGTCAATGGCCTCCTGGGGGCTTCCCTCCCAGCTGGCGGCCTTCAGCACCTGTGTCAGCCACTCCCAGTTGATGACCTCGGCGGCGAGGTAGGCCCAATCGCTGGCCTCCTGCTCCGGCAGCCCGGCCACCTTCATCAACATGGCCTTGTCCTTATCCCAGCGCCCCTTCAGCTTCTTGCGCAGGGTGGCTTGGATCTTCGGGTCGGCGCTGATCTGCTCGATCACGCTCTCCAGGCTTCCCACGGTGTAGTTCCCCTGGGCGGCCATGGCCAGCAGCTTCTTGCAGGGGGCGGTCATGGTGTCTGTGATCTCCGTCTTAATGAAGTCCCCGGAGATCTCACCCAGCAGCTTCTTTACCATGGTCAGGGATACGGGCTTCACCGTGGAGGCGTTGGTCACCGTTACCCGGCTGTTCTGGCTCCCCCAATAGGCGGCAGTCAGCAGCTTGGTGTCCTTCAGGTCGGCGGTGGCCAGGGTCTCAAAATAGCCCTTCAGCCAGTCCATGCGGCCTTTGATCCGCTCGGCCTCCAGAGAGAGGGCGGCATACTCATCCACATACTGCCTTACCTGCTCGGCCTTCTGCTCCCCCGGGGTCTTAAGCCTCAGATCGGTATTGACGGTCTCAGTCAAGCTGCTCGACCTCCTCCCCAATACCCAGGAAACATTCACGGCAGATGGAGAAACCCTTGTACTTCACCACCTCATAGGTACCGCCGCAGATGTTGCAGGTGAGCCTGTGCTTCTGGAGCAGCAGCCCGCCATCCTCCGTAGGCGTGATGTCCAGGGCTGTGCCGCCCTGGAACCCCAGCTGATGCCGCAGGTGCTGCGGGATCGTCAGGGTGCCTTTCTTGCCCATCCGTTTTTGTGCGTTCATAAGCATACCTCCTTCACAGTAGCCTCACTCTGCATTTCCACGGGCTTGTGACCGTCGCCCAGCTGGGCGGCTGCATTAAGGCGGGGGCCTCGCCCCCAGGTCATGTCTTGCCCCCGGTACCGGGCAGCCGTAACTGCTCCGGCTCCTTCTCGGTGATGGATAGCACCCGTGCGTCACCGAACCGCTCCAGGTGGGCCGCCAGATCTTCCTTGATCCCGATGGCGCAGCCAGGCGGGGCATTGACCTGAACCGTGATGATCAGCACCGCTGCTTCCTCCTTTTGGGGGCTTTATCCTCCAACCCGCACCGGGAGGGATCATTCTGACAGGCGTGGCTGCATGGCTTGGGGCAATCCCTGCAGCAATAACGATCCCAGCGCTTGTCACAATAGAAAGTGCTACAATAGCGGCCCTTGTAGGGTTCTTCCATTTAATGCCCCTCCTTCAGCCGTGTGTGGCCTCAAAGTTCTCAATGGCCCATTTGTTGCCTGTGGCGTAAACGGCCCGTTTGGTTCGCTCGGCGGGGCTTTCCCTCCGCCTGGGGATGGCTGCCAATGCCTCCATCATCCCGCAGTCAGGGCAAATATCGGTCTCATTGTCCTTCCTGGAGAGGGCGGGAGGCTCCGTGTACGCCTTTCCGCACCAAGGGCAGATCCGTGGTTCCGCCATTTTCACACCGTCCCTTCATATTTTTTCAGAAGCCGGATGTCCCGGCCTTTGAATTCCACGACTGCAAACATTCCTGTGATCCTGGAATAGACACGGCTGGTGTATATCCCCTCGATCTGCTGCAAGGTCAGGTTCGTGTTGATGATGGTGGGGCGGCTGGTATTCAGTCGGGTGTTCACCAGGTCATATACCTCTGACCGGGTATAGCTGGTGACCATTTCCGTTCCCAGGTCATCGATCACCAGCAGGTCGCACCCGAAGATGATTTCCCGGAACTCCAGCGCCGCCTCATCCTTCTGGAACTTGCCCCGCTCCAGTTCATCCATCAGGTGGGGGGCGGATACATACATCACCAGATGGCCCTTGTGGGCCACTCCCTCAGCAATAGCCAGGGAGAGGTGAGTCTTGCCCAAGCCAGTCGCTCCCGTAAACAAAAGGTTCTTGCTGCCGGGGCCGAAGTCCCGAACATAACGCTGGCAGCTTTCCACCACTCGGCCCATCAGGGGCCTGATACCCTGGTCATAATAACCCAGGTCAAAGTTCTGAAAGGAACACTCCCGTGCCGGGGACACATCGCACAGCTGCTCATAGACCAGTTGGTTCAATGCCGCCTGTCGGCAGTTGCAGATCTTCCCATCCACAAAGCCCCGGTCTCCACAGATCTGGCAAGTATAGGGAGGCTGCAGGTCGGCCTCGGTAATACCAGCGGCGGCCATCAGGCTGTCCACCTGTTCCTGGGCCTCGTGAATCTGAGCGTCGATGTCCCCCAGGTCGGTGCTGCCCAGGAAGCTGGCCAGGGAGCGTTTGCCACATAGCCCGTTCAGCCTTTTTCTGGCTTCCGGGATCTCCGGGTGTTCTTCCTGAAGCCGGGCCAGGGTGCGCAGGTGGCTTCCTTCAGCAATCCTCCGGCGCTCGGCCAGGATCGCATCAGCCCTCTTTGCCAGCTTCTTGGGGTATCTCATAGCACATCCTCCTCACTCTGCATTTGTCCAGGCTTGTGACTGGCTCCCTGGTGGGAGGCTGCATTAAGGCGGGGCTTACTGCCCCGATGCGGTGGTGGGTGGCCTGTAAGGAGCCTCGGCCTCATACTCCCTGACCATGTTCTCAACGCCCTGGATATAGCCGTCAGTGAACCCTCGCTGGAAAGCGGCCTTTCGCTGGGGAGCATGAAATTCTTTCCCGGCTGCAAAGCCCACTCCCAGAAGAAGGACGATCATGGGGAGGATCAGGGCCTCGCCCCCGATGGCGGCGGGGCGGCCATTGATGATCTCAAAGCCCAGGCGGATGAATATGCCGGAAAGTAGCCCGGCAGCGAAACCCAAAACCAGGTGGGCCAACTTGTTCAGCCTTTTCATAGTAAAACCCCCTATTTCTTCTTGCCCATCCAGGCCAGGATGATGATGGTCACGCAGATGATTGCGGTGATTGCCACTGCTGTCATACCGTTCACCCCCTCACACCAGGCCGATGCCCATGTTCCGGGCCATCCCATAAAGCCCCTCGTAGCTGATGTTCTCGTTGTTCACAGCGTTGTTGTAGACGTT